AAAATAATAGGCTCAATGATTGCATTGCCATCTTGTTCATCCTCGAAAGGTGACTTTTGGTTTACAGCATATCTTAAAGCACGATTTTGATTGTTTTTTTCATCAAACCACATTAAAGGAAAGCGTGGATGATTTCTTGAAGCCAATGTGTAAGATAAAGGACTTCCTATTTTTAATTTGTAGACCTTGTCTACTGATGATATAATTTTTGCCATTATTGATATAATTTAATATGAATTTGTTTTAAAAAATAAAAAGGAGAGTGTCTTTAAAGACACCCTCCAATTTAGTGTTGACTATCCGTAACGGAATAATACGAAGTTGTTTGCACCTAAAGTACATACACATCTTTCAGACAAGAAGTTTACCTCCATTGCATCTAAGTCGCTTGTAGCTGCGCCACCTGCAGAACCTGTAATCCAAGTCTTGTATCTTCTATCTTCTGCTTCAGAAGCACGGTATCTTACGTGTAAGAATGGTCTCTTAGCATTTTTGCCCATAATTTGGTCATATACTGAAGTAGAACCTGCAGGAACTAATAAACCTGTAATAGTACCTGTTGCAGTTGAAGCAGTTTGGTTTAAACCACCACGCATAGTTGGGTCGTTTAAGTATTTCCAATCAGACTTGTAGAAATCATAACCTCTACGGAATCCTGTGAAACCTAAGTTTAACGCCATATCAACATCATTGTCGAATAAACCGTAAGATGCAGCACCTGCAGCACTTGTTCCGTTATATCCGTTCAATGTAGCTAACATATTGTCAATATCGAAAGATAATCCACGATTAACAAATACTACGTTTTCTTCAATAGCACCTTGCTTATCTAAACGAGAAACGATAGAATCCCAATCAGATAAAGAAGTTGGAGTACCACCACCCCATACGTTACCTCTATCGTTAACAACGTAGAAAATACCTTGAGAACCGATGTAACCTGCTGTAGCAGCACCACCACCTGAAGCGGCAGGAACAGCTTCAATCATTGAAGTTTCGATATAATCTTCAAAACGTAAACGAGTTTCGTGTTCTGATTTCAAATACCACAAGTAACCTGTAGCACCATTTTCAGTAGTCACTTCAACCCATCCAATTTGAGCCATATCAGAACCATTAACCGCATACTTATCTTTTAAGATAATTGGGTTGTTGCTGTAGATGTCATCTTCTGACTCTAAAGAACCAATCATTCCGTTAGTTCCTTTTTTAAATTCAGAACCATAAATGAATACAGTACATTGAGTAGATACAGCGAAAGACTGTCCTGCTGCTTCGTAGTAAGCTACTGTGAAAGTAGTTGCTGAAGGAACTGCAGTAACGATTGCCTTGTTGTAAACACCTGATGCATTGTTTTGAATCATTACAGTTTGACCTATTCTGATTGCAATGTAAGTAACTCCTGAATCAGCTACAGTAAAAGTTGCTGTGTTAGAGTTGATTGCTGCTGCTGAAGTACAATTGGTGTACTTAATGTGCAAACGACCTTGTTCTGCCCATTTAATTTGGTCAGAGTTAGAAGGCATCTCAGCGCCTACCATTCTCAAGAATGATGCGATGGTTCTATTACCATAACGCTCAAATTCTTTCTCATAAGTATCAGGAAGATACTGATTCAAGAAGTTGAAGTTAGTAATATAGTTTGTTTGTAACGCTACCTGCTCCGCTGACGGTTGTAATGCATAGGTAGGCGTATTTAATAATTGACTTGCCATTTTGTTTTAATTTTAAATTGTTTCTAAATACGTTTCATACTGCGGATTTTTAAATTTTTGCCGGAATCAGGATTTACCGCTTTTACCTGCATTCCATCCTTAGTCTTTGCAACTTCAGGGATTCTGTTTTCAGACATTTGAATATTTTTTATGCCTTTCATTGTTCCTTCTGTTGCATCTGATTGTCCTTGTTCATAAAAGAACTTGGCAAACTTCTCAGGATTCATTGCAATAGCTAATGACTTGTGATACCCAACTGCGTCTTTAATTAACCCATCTTCATCCAAAAACTTATTAATAAAGTTTGATGGTGTAGATTGATTTCTTTTTAACTCAGCAGAGTCTCCCGGAGCAAACGTAATTTTCTTGTCATTAATATTGAACTCAAAACCTTTGAACTCTCCATTAAAAACATCGTTAGTCTTTTGGTCGAACCATTGACGTTTACGTGTGTTTTCCTCTTGTATCGTCTTCGCTTCATTTAAGTATTGCTTATAGCTCTGATATTCTTCTTTCTCATCTTCAGAAACAAATCCCTGACTTGACTCAAGCGGCATTTTATATTTTTCTTTTTGAGAATTAAAAAACTTCTTTGCTTCTGCAACAGCTTTTTTTCTTGTGATTTTTATTCTTTTAATGGTAGACTCATCGTCCATATCTTCATCATAACGATAATCATCCATTAACGACTCGATGTCATCACTATCAAGTCCATCCTGTGTAGAATGTAAATATTCTTTAAGAAGAACTTCGGAGTCCATATTATCAAAGTCTTTTTTCAAACTAACAAAGTCTTCAAAACCTCTTCCTGTTTCCTTCTTGTATTTCATATAAGCAGCAACCTCTTCAGGTAAAGCCTCAGCTTCTTCTCTTTGTGCTGTTAATTCATCTAATGAATTAATCTGCTTATTGTATCTTTTTCCAATATATGAAAGAACTTGTTGCTCATCTAATTCAACTTCTTGTTGTTGTTCTTGATGATGCTCTTGTTGTTGTTCTTGCTCCTGCTCTTGTTGTTGTCCTTGTTCGTGTTGTTCAAGTAATTCTTGTTCAACTTGTGCAACACCTTTTTCCTGTATTCCGTCTAATACTCTAACTTTCATTTCCATTTTGATTCGATTTAATTTTTACAAATTTATATTATTTTTTTTACATTTAGCGAGGCATAAATTCAGACAAATCAAAACCATCTAAACTGTCCTCATTAGATTCAAAACTTAATGGAGGTAAATTATTTTTCCTTTGGTCTATTAGTTTTGACTGCTCTGTATTTTGTTGGCTAATACGTTTTGCTTTTGCATCCTCTCTATTTTGCTCACGTTTGTCTATATTACCTATTTCCATTTCGTGAAGTTGCAAATTGTAATTAAATTCTTCAGCCATTAATCTACTCTTCATTTCAGCTTCAGCTTGCATTTTCTTAATATCAAACTCAACTTCCATTTGCTTTAACTGCATCTTTCCTTGAAGTTCTCCTTGAATCTTTTGCATAGCAACTTGACCTGCCATCTCTTGAGATTTAATCTGTTGTTGAGCAGCAATAGCTTGAGCTTGCATCTTCATCTTTTCTTCTCTTTCCTCCTTCTTAACTCGCTTCATCTTTAATAATTGATTAGCAAGTTTAAGATTACGAAGTTCACGAATATCAATAGCGTCTTCAAGATTAATATCTCCTTTAGATAAAGCCATTTGAATATTACCTTCAAGTTGAGCTTTTTGTTCTTCATCAGGAGATACCTCTATGAATATACCAAAATCATAAATGTATAAATCTTTTATTTGGTCTAAAATAGATACATTGTACTTACCTATTCTATTAATGAAATCATCTTTAAAGTCAGAATATTCTAAAATATCAGCAATCCTATAAGTTAAAGCCTCAGCTAATGAACGGTAAATATATAATGCGCTATCAAGAATATGTCTTGTAGCTGTATTTGAATTAAGAGCAGCTAACTTTTGTACACCAACTAAACTATTAGGGTCAGGTGTAGAGCCATCTCTCGCTTCGTTTAAGCCTGTTACAGACCTTATCATATCCATATAATGATTATAGTTACCTATAAGCATTTGTGTCTTAGCTGCGCCTGAATTTGAGTTTAACTGAGTAATAGGAACTCTTGCATTATTAAATTCTCCATCTTGAGTGTAACTTCTTCCAATCACACTACCTGTTTGGAAGTATAATCTTAAAGCGTCCTCAGGATTGTATGCATTTCCTGTGCCTAAATCAATTTCATTTAGACCATCAGCATCAATGAATACACCATCAGGGACAACTCTTGCAATTACTTGTTGTAGTTTTAAATGCGTGATTTGAATTAAATCCGCAAAAGGAATCATTCTTCTAACTAAAGATTCAATTACTCCTTTATACATTCTTGGAGCGCAAGCTACATAGTTAGGTAAAGCGTGTTGAGAAGATGATTTAGGACGTACCATATTCTTAGACATTTCCCACTTCAGCAACATATTTGTTCCCATTACCATTACGCCTTCATACCAAACGTCAATGGTTTTCTCTATCTTTTCAAAATTTCCTTCTTCCATCATTTCTGTTGGAGGATTGAAAGTATCGTCTTTTTGTATTACTCTTGAACCACCACCTTCAAGCATTTTCTTTTTGAAAACAAATTTCTTGGTAGTCTTATAATTAAAATACATTAATGTACAAGTATCTCTTGCGAAAATACTATTCTCATAAAACTGAGCTACATTATAGTAATCATACCAACCTTGACTATATTGAGTGATTTCTTGTAAATCTTCTTTTGTTAAACTTTGGTTAATCTTCATAACCTCAGTAATAGCTACAGTTTTAATTTCTCCCCAATAGAAACAATCTCTAAAGTAAGGGTCTTCAGTATAACTATAAACAATATTTGCAGGGTCTACATAAGTAATCTTTACTCCTTCTCCTTGAAGAAACTCGTGTTTAGCTACACCAATACCAATTACTGTTGCATCATAATCAATTCTTTTACGAATATCGTCATAATGATTCTCAGCAAAAATAGTATCTATAGCTTCTTCTTCAGCGATTTCAATCGCAGGCTTATAGTTAAGTTGCATATACAATGATAATTCTTCATCATCTTTAGGCAATTTATCAGGGTCGTCCATAAATGTATCAACACCTGTCTTTTCTTTTACAATAAGCATAATGTCTTTAGCAGCCATTTGCATCTCAATCATTTCTTGATACTTACTTCTCTTAGACTGAGACATTGCATCTTGTGCGTATGCCTTAGCTTTAAAAAGTCTATCTGCCATTCCATTAACGACAATATCAACAAACTTCGGTATAATAGGAACAGGAGTCCAATCTAAATTAAGATAAGATAAGTCTCCATCAATAGCCAACTCATCTTTATATTTAGCTACTGATTGCTCTCCACGAGCATATAATCTTAATCTACGGAAGTCTCTCCATTGGCTGTAGTATCTACAAGAATTACCATCTTTTCTGAACCATTCATATTGAATAGCTTGACCTACTTGTAAACCAAATGAATCAGATGCTTTTTCAGAATCCGAAGCTAACTGACTTGGGAAACTTGTAGATTTTATGTCTATTACTATATCTTTCATTTAATTAATTGACTATATGTTCCATCGTTTGAATACCTTGCAAAGTTAATGTTTATTTTTGATTCTTTTTTCTCAGGAACGTACAAATGCTTTTGGTTAGCCATTATAGCCAATCCTGAACTAATCGAAGCATCAAACTTTGTTCTGTCATTAATATCAAATTTAGCCCAATCTTCTAATGTCCTTATGAATGGCATAGTCCCCATTTCCTCAGGGTCTCTATAATCTCCTGCTAAATCAAATCCAACATACCTCTCAATATAAGATTGAATTGCTGATGCGTGAGCCTGTTTAATATCCTCAGAAGAGTTAGGTATTCCACCAAGTTCTCTTTCTGTTTTAGTTAATTTATTATATTGCTTATCAGGTCTATTTAAACAGAAATGTCTATATCCTCTGTTTTTAAAGTGATATAATAATCTTGGCTTATTGTTCTCAATTAAAATTGGCATACCATAAAATATACAAGCCATTAATACTTCTTCAAAAAATATCTCAGCAGTTTGTGGACGAGCAATATATTCTAAGAAAAACTCATTAGTAGGAGCTTCGTCCATGTGATACTTAGTTAGTCCGTGAAGAGAACCATTAGACCCCCTACCTCCGACTACCGCTGATATATCATAAGAGTCACAACCAAATGAACCTATATGCTCATTACCGGGATATTTCAATCCATTTCTTATATGAACATTATTTTGTATATGTTTCTGTGGAGTCCAACTAATATAGAATCTACCTCTGCTATCAGGAGTAAAAATTACTTTAGTATCTTTTATACCATCCTGCCAAGAAAACATACCACGAGTAATATAATGCTCCTTAATCATTGAGTCATTATAATCTATCTGTTGGTATATCTTAGTAAGGTTATATAATGCTTGCTTGCTCTCATCTCTAAATGCGTGAGATGTTGTACGAGGAAACTGTCTGTAATACTCATTTAATGCATCTGCATCATTTTTAAGTGAGTCAACCTCTGCTTCCCAATAATCAATAGCACCATTAGTTATCATTCCACCATCAACACCCCTAATAGGTTCTAAAGGTTTTCTGAATACAGGCATACCATATATATCAATGAATCCTTCCATATTCCATTCCATTGGAATAAATAGAGAATACAATCCACTTTTAGTTTGACCGTTGGCATTACGTGTAGAAACTGAGGAATCCTCAAACATATCTTTATAGTTCTGACCACCTTTAGATAATGCATTTGATGTTGAACCCATCATACACTTTCCAATGATTTTAGAACCTAAACGCAAACAAGTTTTTGTTACACGCCAATTCTCTTTAATGTTATTTGGCTTAGTCCATTTACCACTCTCATCGTGTGCAAGAAATAATAACTTTTCCCCATCATAAGAGTTATCTTCTGTATTCTTCCAATCTATTGATGTATCTAATCCTTCGATTGTTTCATCCTCAGAATCATACATATTTTTCTTAGTAATCTTTGCAGCAGGTACTCTAAACGCTAATTCAGTCTTAGGTTTATCCATACCATCCATAATAGGTTTGAAGAAAAATGGAAGTCTACTATTAATAGGAACAACTTTATCCGTGAACATCTTCTTAGCATCAGCTCCCGTCTTAGATAATATACCAACCCTTGAATCTTTTGCAAGAGTTCCTATATTGATACATTCAGAAGATGACATAAATGAGAATCCTGAACGTCTAATTTTAAGGTATATCATTCCGAAACTTCTTGTATCAGCTTTTGCTGCTTCCCAAAAAATCCAATATATTCTATTTGCTTCACGAAAGTCAGGATAACCAATATCAATACTTGACCATTGCATATACATCCAATGAGAGCCTGTGATATAAGTCTTAACTCCATTGTTCATAAACCAAGCCCCTTGTTCTCTATAATCAAATTGCTGCTCAATATAATCTACCCAATGCTCTTTAAACTGCTTTGGTTTTTCATTCCATTGAAATATTGATTGTATTTTTTGTAAGTCTCTTGGCATTGGCTCACGTTCCCAATACTGTTCAGATTTTGTAGTGTGTCTTTGAAGACACTTATCAGGAGCGAGTGGTAACGCTATATTTAAACCTGATATGTTTACGATTTGACCAATTTGACCTGTCTTTGAAATAACAACCATATCATACTGCTCATTATAGCCATACAACCAAGACCGTAATCTATTTTTATTTGAGATTACAGCACTTGATATATGGTCTTCAACGACACTATATATGATATTATTTTGACCTTCTTTCTGCAAATCCTTGTTTTGTATCTGTTTTACTTTCTCCTTTTTCAATAGAGTCAATAGTTTCCTTCTCTAACTCTATTCTATTTAAAATCTCAAATGCATCAAATATGGCTAACTTCTTAGTCATTGCTGCATTTTTTAATTTATCAGCAGCTAAATCATCTCCTTCATCATTTGGTTTAAGAATAGATTCTTCTGCTACTTTAATCAATTCTTCTACCGCTCTATGCCCGGCAGATATGATTCTTAGTTTTATTTTTTTTACATCCATACTATTTTTGTTTTAAAAAAATAACCTGAACTAATCTTGCTGCTTTATTAACTCCAAAATTATTAAATAGACTTCTTGAATGAAGTGTCTTTGATGGGAATATAAAACATCTATTTTGTTTTGACTTTACAGTACACATTAATGACTCATCATCATTGTATAATATAGTTCCATCATCTTTAGGTGTACACTTGTTTAAATAAAACAGTACTGTTAAATCTCCC